CCTGACAGCACTTTGAAGATCAACACCGGTGGCGCCGCTGCATCCCCCGGCAGTGGCCTCAACATTGGGCTTTAGTTATGGCACTTACTGCACGGTGGACTGGATCTAGGTGGAGGTACGACGGAAGCATTGACGTTCCACAGATCGTTTCTGGTTACGACGAATCAAACGAATCGACCTACACCCATAAAAATCCTGCGTATGCGCCTGCGCTGAGGAAAGCGCAGAGAAAAGCTCGCAACGCTTATACGGATGATCTTCAAGACGAGTCAGACGCTATTGCTCGTGAATACAGAAGACTTGGCAGACAGCAAAAGGGAGAGCGAGATGAGTTAGAGGCGTTGGCGGCTGAGTCGCTTGCTGCCGCTAATTCGCAAGCCGAGGCGTTGACGGTGCAGCACGATCAAAGAATTGCAGGGATGCGTGCTGCAAGGGATCAATCCACTGCAGACGCGATGGCGGCGACTAACGCCGCTAATGCAGCGACCGGTCGGGCACAAGTTTTAAGAGCTGAGGCTGTTGAGACAGGCAAAAGAGTTAGGGCGGCAGGCCAAGCGGTTTCGTCTTCGCTAGGCGTTCTGGCCAACAGGCAAGGCAGGCAGGGCCAAACCGCTGTTCAGTCCAGGCGCGGCAAAAGAGGTCGCGGGGCTGCAACAACTATGTCTTCGCTTGCGATCGGTTCAACAGGCCGTTCAGCCGGCTCAGGTTCCAACCTCAGTATTTAGTCATGAAAACTGCTCAGTCCATCTACGAAAGCCTTCAGACCGAGCGGAACTATTGGCTTGATCGAGGGCGTCGTTCTGCAAGTTTGACCGTTCCTTATTTGATCCCGCGATCAAATCAGCAGACGATGGACAACACGGATGCTTATACGTTGCCGTGGAACGGGATTGGGCAGCGCGGTACTAACAACCTGAGCGCAAAAATGCTCATGGCAATTCTTCCTCCGACAGAAGCATTTTTCCGGTTCACGCTTGATCCGGTGGAGATGGAGAAGCAAGAGGCCGCTATGGCTGAATCGGGTGCAACACCCGAGGAGATTGCTTCAGCCAAGTCAGAGATCGAGCTAACGCTGAACAAGCTTGAGCTGTCAATTCTTCGCAGCATCGAGACCAGCAATGACCGCGTGGTGGTGCATGAGGCGATCATGCACTTGGTCGTATCCGGCAACGTACTGATGTATGTCGGCGATGACGGCCTGCGTTGTTATCACTTAAATCGCTATGTCTTGCTGCGAGATCCCGTTGGCGAGCCATTAGTTGCGGTGACGATGGAAACAATGGCCATCGATCAGCTGCCGGCCAGCATTCGGGATGAGCTTGATAAGGACGATGAGTATTCAGATGTGATGGACACCCAGGAGCCTTTGACGGCCGATGGGAAGCGCATGACCGTTGATGTTTATACATGCGTCAAGTGGACAAACGATCAGGTCGAGTGGTGGCAAGAGATTAATAACAAGGAGATTGAGGGGACTCGTGGCACGGCCTCTAAAGAGATTTCGCCATGGTTGCCGCTTCGCATGAATCGGATCGATTCAAGCAGCTACGGCCCTGGATATATCGAGTCAGCTTGTATCGCTGATCTTCAAACTGCTGAAGCTTTGTCGCAGGCAGTGACTGAATGTGCGCTTGTCAGTGCACAAGTGAAGCACCTTGTGAAGCCATCAGGTGTCACGAATGCAAAAGGTCTGGCTGAAAGTCCGAACGGTTCGTACCTGCCAGGAAATCCAGATGACGTCTATACGGTCAGAACTGACAAGGGTTCAGATATTAACGTTGCATTTACGGCGCTACAAAGGATCGAACAGCGCTTAGCTGCATCATTTATGTTGGCTGAGATGCGTGATGCAGAAAGGGTTACAGCGGAAGAGGTTCGTATTCAGGCATTGCAGACGGAAACATCCCTTGGAAATGTCTATGCAATTTTGACGGTTGAATTCCAGGCTCCTTACATCAGAAGAAAGCTTGAGTTGTATATGCGTCAGGGCGGTATGCCGCGCTTGCCAAAAGATTTAGTCAAGCCGATGGTGAGTGTTGGATTATCAGGAGTCGGCCGCGGCAATGATCTTGAGAAGACAGCAAGGTTTATTCAGATCTTGCAGCAAGCCCTTGGCCCTGAGGGGATGGCTAAATACGTCAACAACCCTGAGCTAATTAAGAGGTTGAGTTCAAGTATGGGAATTTCGCCAATTGGACTTGTCAAATCTGAGCAACAGCTTGCTGCAGAAATGCAGCAGGCTCAGGAAGCCGCAATGCAACAGCAGATGATGGCCAATCCTGAAAAGCTTGCGTCGGCTGCACAGACCGCGCAAGACATGAACACACCACAAGAGCAACAACCAAATGGCTGATTTAGCACCACAAGCGGCCGTACCGGTCGTCACTGATCCTCAATTTGAGGGCGCAGAAGGATTGGTCGCCCCTGGCCAGGAAGATCTAGTAAACGAATTTCTTGGTCAAGAGGCACCAGCGGAGGAGTCCGCTGAACAACTAATTGGCGGCAAGTTCAAAACTGAGCAAGACCTTTTGCAGGCTTACCAGGAACTTGAGAAACGAATGGGCCAGGGCGGCAACGAGCCCCAGCAGCAGCAGCAAGAGCAAGCGCAGTCTTATACGGCTGAGCAGGCTGCTGAGTTCTACGGCGAGGAAATCACTGAAGCCGTAAACGGCGCAGGTATGAACCTGGCTGATCTGATGTGGAAGGCCGATAACGGTCAAGACATCAGTGCTCACTACGAGGGCTTGGCCAAAGCGATTGGTGTGCCGACAGCTGTTGTTGAAAACTATGTGTCGCGTGCGCAGGCGCCTGCTGGTGGTGAGCCTGCTGGTTTGTCTGGTGCTGACGAGGCACAACTCATGGAATCAGTTGGTGGCGCTGAAGCATTTGCCGGGTTGAGTAGCTGGGCAAAAGAGAACTTGGAACAAGGTGAGCTGGCTGATTACAACGCTGTTGTCGATAGCGGCAACAAAGATGCAATCCGCTGGGCTTTGAAAGCGTTGCAATCCAAGTCCGCTGGCGGTCAAGCAACTGAGCCGCGTTTAATTCGTGGCCAGGCTCCTGTCTCTGAACCTCGCAAATTCAACAGCAGGTCAGAAGTAATGGAAGCAATGAACAAGCGTGATTCACGCGGCCGAAAGCTGTATGAAGTTGACACTGAGTATCAGCGCAAGTTTGCGGAGCTACTCAATAACAGCGATGTGTTCTAACTTTGGGGGCAGGGATACTCTGCACCACTGCAACTGATCGGCCCCTGCGGGGACAACCGTGATGATTGAAAGGCTGCGAACCCTACGCAAAACACAACTTTCAAACTCATGGCTGACGCTGATCTCAAACGAGTAGGTCAAATTAAGGGCACCGGTGGCGCTTGGGCCGCTGGTGCTAATCAACAGGATGGCTACAAAGCACTGTTCCTCAAGTTAGGCAGTGCTGAAGTTCTTTCTGCTTTTGAAGAGTATTGCGTCTTCAAAGGAAAAACTAAGGAAAGGAACATCCGAGGAGGCAAATCTATTGCCTTCCCAATCACAGGCAAGCAGCAGGCTGCATATCATCAGCCTGGAACTGAGATCAATGGTTCAACCAACGATCCTTCTGATCTGAACGAGCGCATCTTGACGCTCGACAGTTTGATGATTGCCGACGCTGCGATTGCAGAGGTCGATGAGCTTATGGCCTACTGGCCAGCACGCCAGGAGATTACCCGTGAATTGGGGCGTGCACTCGCATACGAGTACGACAAGCGCGTGGCCCGTATCATTTATGCGGCTGCAACTGACACGACTGAGCCTCTCGCAAAGACCGAGAATGCTGGTCGTATCGGCGCTACCGTCACACTTGGCACTGACTACACCGGTGCCAGCGCTACTCGACAAGAGAAGGGTGATGCTTTGGTAAATGCCATCTTTGATGCACGCATTGCCATGGAACGTAAGGACGTTCCAACTGACAATCTTTATGCCGTATTTGGCCCTGAAGATTATTACGCAATCACGATGTCGTCGCGTGCTATCAACACCGACTTCAACGGTGGCGGTGGATCTAACGGCACTATTGCTGCTGGCAGAACACTGGAAGTTGCGGGCATTCCTCTGTACTCAAGCAACCATGTAACCCAGCCGGACTACAGCCTGGTTGCTGGTGACAACAATGCTGAGTACGCCCAGAACCTCACCAATTGCAAGGGACTTGTATTCCACCGCGATTGCTGTGGTGTTCTGACACTGCTGTCACCTGCACTGCAGGTAACTGGTGGTGACTGGAACGTTTCTCACCAGTCCACATTGATGGTTGCTCGCCAATCCATCGGTATGGGCGTGTTGCGTTCTGAATGTGCTGTTGACATTTCTGTCGCGGCATAACGGCGCTATACCCTGAGGGGGAGCGAGAGGGTCAGGCCGCATGGGTCTGGCCCTTTTTTTTGACCTCTAATACCATGTACTCATCACTTGTGATGACCAGACATGGGTGTCGCCGAACAAAAAACACCAGGGCGCACCACCCTCTTGGCTGCCGTCAACACATTGCTCATGAATATCGGCGAGCAGCCGGTGGACTCTTTGGAGGATGAGCAGATCCAAGATGCGCGTATTGCTCAGCAAACGCTGCTCGAATTTCACAAAGATGGCCAGACCCGTGGGTGGTCTTGGAACACCGAATACCAATACCCCTTTGACATTGACACGGTTAGTGGGGAGATCGTGGTCCCAGAGTCAGCAATGACCTGGCTTGTTAATCCGTACAAGTACAACGGTCGTTTCGTTCTTCGCGGGAACAAGGTCTACGACAAGTTGAATCGCACCTTCAAGATTGCCTCGACTGATGCACCAATCAATGCAGATGTGATCTGGTTGCTGTCTTGGGATGAATCGCCTGAGGCCTACAACCGCTGGTCAACGATTAGAGCCGCCCGAGTCTTTGCCACTCGAATGCTGGGTAGCGATTCGCTGGCTAACTACACAGCGATTGATGAGGCCGCGGCCAAATCTGAGTTAATGCAGGTTGAGCTAACTCAATCGCAGCCGAACTCTTTGACCGGTGGCCCTGGCATGGGGCCGATGCCTACTTACAGCCCAGAGCTTGGGCTTCGCCGCGGTGTGTATGGAGGCGTAGTCATTGGCTAATCTCGCCAGCTACACAATCCCCAATCTGATCCAGGGGGTTTCACAACAACCGGACTCTCAGCGAGACCCAACGCAGGGTGCCATCCAGATCAATGGGATGTCATCGATTGCAGAGGGCTTGCGGAAGCGTGATCACACCAGAACGCTGGCGAAAGTCAGCGACACCAGCTTTGGCGATGCGTTTGTTCATTCAATTCTTCGAGATCAAAGCGAGGAATATCTCTCTGTAATTAGCAACTCATTTATCAAGGTGTATGGCCTTGACGGGACTGAGTACCCAGTCAGCACGGCAGCTTCTGGCTACAGCTATCTGTCGAGCGTTGTAAATGCCAGATCGCAGATTCGTGCCGTCACAGTTGCTGACTACACATTTGTCTGCAACCTCACGGCGGCGACTGCAATGGACCCGGCAGTGGCGCCAGAAACGCCGCGGCCATCAGCGCATGAATGCTTGATATGGGTCAGGGCCGCCAACTACGGCAATGACTACAAGGCCAACGTCAATGGCACCCAAGTGTCGGTGACGACGCCTGTGGCGCCTGTTATCAGCACTGGCACGACTGTCACCGAAAACAGGATTAGCTCAGAGGAGATCGCAGCCAACATTGCGACAGGGCTTGCCGGATCTGGCGTCAGCATCACTCAGGTGTCATCAGTGTTGTGGCTGCAAAGCCCCAACCCAATTTCTGTTGAGGTGTCCGACGCACGGGCCAACGCCGACATCACAGCAATTTTGAATGAGGTTCAGGCATTTACTGAGCTGCCAACGATCGCGCCTGTTGGTTATCAGGTCACGATTAGCGGGGATCCAGGCAACAACTTCGATGGTTATTACGTCGAATTTGTTCCTAGAGACGGCACATTCAATGAGGGTTCTTGGCTGGAAACAGTCGGACCTGGCGTTGAATACAAGATCGATCCATCGACAATGCCGCACCTATTGGTGCGTAAAAGCGACGGCGAGTTTTACTTTGGGCCAGCTGACGGGACAACAGTCGCTGGGATCCCTGGCGAATTGCCTAGCTGGGGTGAGCGAACTTCTGGTGATTACGAGACATCGCCAGACCCGAGCTTTATCGGGTTCCCTATCAACGATGTTTTCATCTACAAAAACAGGCTTGGGTTCTTAGCTGACGAGAACGTAATCCTTAGCCGTACTCGTGAGTTCTTTGAGTTCTTCCCGGAAACGGTCACGACAATCCTGGACACCGATCCAATTGATCTGGTCGCCAGCAACAACAGGGTGTCGGTGTTGCGTTATGCAGTGCCATATCAAGACGAGTTGATCCTGTTCTCGGCTCAGTACCAGTTCAGGTTTAATGCTGCTGAAACCGTACTGACACCAAAGACTGCACAGCTGACAGTGCTGACGCAGTTTGAGGTTGATACCGATGTCAGGCCGCAACAGGCCGGCGGTGGAATCATCTTTGCCCAGAACAATGGTGACTGGACGCAGATGCGTGAGTTCAGTGTCCGTGGTGCCGGCACTGCGTTAACTGCTGATGCACAAGACCTGACTGGTTACGTGTCTGCGTATGTGCCATCAGGCATCTTCAAGATGACAGTGAACGACACCGGCAATGGGTTGTTTGCGATCAGTGGACGTGAGCAAGGTGCTGTGGGAACAGGACCGGTCAACTACAAAAACCGCATATACGTCTACAAGTATTTCTTCCGCAATAGCGGCAGTGGTTCAGAGCGAGCGCAATCCAGCTGGAGTTACTTCGAGCTAACGGGTGCCGATGAAATCCTCCAAGTTTTGTGCGTTGAGGAAAAGCTTTATCTGCTTGTTCAGTACGACGACAAGGTTTTTCTTGAAGTGATGTCTGTCATGGACCGAGCAGAGGAACAGGAGTCAATGGCTCCTTATCCGCTGTTGTTAGACCGACGTGTCACCAACACTGACAAGACGCCTGCCTCAATCCGTATTGCGGCAGCGACTTATGACATCCAGACAAATCAGACGACGTTCACCTTGCCGTTTGAAGCAAGGGCTCTGACTCAGATATGGACGATGTGGGACTTAACGGAACCTAATTCCACTGGCCCTTTGTTTTTAGGCCAGACCGAAAGCGGGACAGCAATTACGTGCCGCGGTGACTACACAGGCGTTGATGTCGTGGCAGGCGAGCCGTATCAATTCCGTTATCGATTTACGCAATTCAAGGCTGTTGCAGAAGTAGGTGGCGGCAAGGCGGCCAGAAACGTGATGCGAACTCAAGTTCGTAATGCAAAGCTTCGTTATCACGAGACTGGATTCTTCCAAGTCAAGGTGATGCCTGAGCATCGCAAGGAAGGTTTTTATACCTTTGATGGCACCGTGTCTGGCGTTCGTAATGCAGCAATAGGCAAGCCGGAATTGCTGGATGCTTCCGAGGTAAGTCGGTTTTATGAGGGAGTTTTTACGATTCCGATTTATGGCCGCGGCGATCGGATTTACGTTGAACTCTTGAATGATCGACCGATACCGTGCAAATTCTCTACATGTGAGTGGGTTGCACTCCTGACATCAAGAGCGGGGTCACTTCAATGAAATGGGCTGAACCAACAGTTGATCGTGTGTCCCAGATTGGTGAGCGACTGCGTAAGTCTGATGTGGAAGAAGTTTGGCTTAGTCATAGAAAGACAGCCCAGGAGGCGGTTTTGCAGAGTTGGCAGAGCAGTCAGGAATGCCGTTGCATCGTCACTGATGCTGGTTTGCCGGTTGGAATTACGGGGCTTGTCGGCGATCGAATCTGGTTGCTTGGCACCGATGATTTAGCTGCATCGAAGAGCAGACGTTTGCAGCTGTGCAAAGAAGGGCGAGGATGGGTAAAGCACTGCTTAGATGTTGCCGGGATGCCAATCGGAAATGACGTCTACGCAAAGAACAAAGGCAGCATCCGCTGGCTTGAAGTTCTTGGCTTCAATGTTTCGGCGCCCAGGCCTTTTGGCCCCAGTGCTGCGCTGTTCTGTGAATTCTGGAGGGCTGCCTAATGGCTATTGATCCGTTTACAGGCGCCCTAATTGTTGGTGGCCTCAATACAGTCGTCGGGATGTTTGGCGCTAGCGCAGCAGATGCGCAGCGGAAACAGGACTATGTAAACCAGGCGGCTTATCAAGACGCCAACAATGAGTTTTCGATGTGGCAGGCCGGGTTTAACGCCCAGGTCCAGGACACAAATAATCAAAATAAGTATTGGCAGCAAACGGTTAATCACAACCAGCAAATGGCGTTTGCGCATTCCCAGCGCAATGTCGAGCTGATGAATGCAATCAACCAAGCGGGAGTCGTTCGGGATACCAGGGTGCAAGCCGGTGTGTCCTACACGCGGGACGCTGAGGCGATTCAGGCAGCGATGGGAGAGCAGGAGATGCAGGCCGCTGTTGCTCAGCAGCAGTACACCTACCGAGCGTTACAGGCGCGGGCTTCTGTCCAGGCTTCAGGGATGGAGGGCAACAGCGTTGATCGGATCGTGAACGATTACGCCCGGCAGCTGGGCGATGCAATGACGCTGGAAGCGATCAATGCAGACATCAGAGACCGTCAGTACACCCGAGCGCAAGCCGGAAAGGTTTCTGAATACATGAGCCGTTGGAACAGTCAGACGTTCTACAACGAGCAGGAAGTGTTCAATCCGCTGCCGCCGTTTGCACCATTGCCGACGCTGATTCAGCCGCCACCGCCATCAATGAAGGGTGGCGCCCCAGGAAACGCTGCTTATGCCGCTGATGTTGCGGGCGCTGTTGTCGGCGGTATAGGCGCTGGCTTCAGCACATACACAGGCCTTAAGGGTCTGCAAACGCCAAGTGGCGGTGGCCCTGGCACTGGTTCTGGAGGTACTAAAAAATGAGCGACAAGCTTTTTAACGTCAGCGTTAAGCCTCAAGCCCAGCCGCTGGGTGCATTTGTTCAGGCAGCGCAATTCAATACGCCCGGTGCCGCGCAACGTCCTTTGCTTGGGCAGGTCGCGCAGATCTCAACGATTCAGCGTGCTGGCACTAGCAACGTCCGTGGTTCGGATGAGATGGGCAAGCTTGCTGCTGCATTGGCACCGCTCAACAAGAACTTGACGGCATTAGCCCAGGCAGGGATTAAGCAATACGCCAAGGGCAATATTGAGCAGGGTTATTACGACGAGCTGAAGAACCAAACGGTTCGGATGCAGTACATCCACCAAGAGCAGCAAGAGGCCGGTGCTGCTGAAGCTGCTGACCAACAGACAGCTTTGGCAAGAGTTGATCCTGTTGCGGGAGAGATGTTCCGTGAGGCCAACCCTTGGAAGGCAATTGGCCGTCGCCGTGCATTGGCGCAGCTAGCGGGGGGTTCAATCCAGTCTGCGATGAATGTCGAGCTGGTGAATTCTGCTGGTGTGTTGTCTGGCATAAAACCAGGCAGCCCGGAAGCGATGCAGATGAAAGCATCGATTACGCAGGGTGTTCTCAATAAGTATGGGCTGACTGGAAATGAGACTGAATCAGCTGTCTATGTTGTTCCTGCTTTAAACAAAGCATGGGACAAATTTACTGAGAAGCATTCCAAGCTTTACAACGCAGAGCTAGTCCAGTCTTCTATTGAGACAACTAATTTTGCAGTTAATGCTCGACTGCAATCGATTGTTCTGGATGGCATCACATTGCAGAACGGCAGCGTATTAAGGCCAGGGATGCCTGGCTTTGGTGAGCTGGCTGGCGTGGTGATGACGATGGAATTGGATAAAGGGACTTCGATGCTGGGAGGCAAGGATCGAGTCGATGTAATTGGAAAGATCAAAGAAAGTCTTGGCACGCTTTATGGAATGGATTCGCCAGGTATTCGTGAGGCAATTGGCAACATTCGTCTAGGCAGCAGAAACACACCAATGGAACAGCGTCCTAAGTGGATGGACGCAAATCCAATGGAGCTGACTGACTACACAACAAAAGGCTTAGATCAGGTCCGCAAGCTGGATGAAGCTGTTCAGTCGGAGGGCAGCCGAAACCTTGAGAAGGCTTATCTCGATTTGATGTTTGACGAGAATGGCAGGCCTTTAGATCCAAATTCAGCAGAAGCCAAAGAGGCTTTGGAACAGTTGCAATCCTTAGGCGTATCAATGGATGTCCGCGATACGGCTGAAGTTATTGGCAAGTTGCAGAAAGACACTGAAGACTTATTTAGCCAGTCAAATGCACCGAGCTTTGATTCTGTCGCTGGCTTTGAGCTAAGCATGATGGATTTAAGGCCTGGAGATATTGACACTCCAGAGAAGGAAGCAGCTGTTATTGAAGCAATTAAGAGCAACGCAGCAGCCCAGCCAACACTTGAGGGTAAGCAGAAAGTTTTTGCGGACGGGTTGAAGGCTCTTAAAGCTAAGAAAGCATTGTTTGCAAAGATGCCAGAAGGCGCCGCCCTTGAAGGGGAACTAAGCCGTTTTACGAAAGAAGCGATGTTGGCCCCTGAGCTTGCAAAGTTAAAACCTGCCACTCAGGGGAGAGGCATTTTTGGTGGCATAACTATTCAGGGCGGTTCAAGTCCAGACGGCGAGAAATATCAACAGGCAAGTAACGACATCCGCGGCTTGTATCGGCGAGAGATTAGTAATCAATTCACAAAGTTCTTTCAGGAAAACCCAAACGTTTCCAACCCTAGTCAGGCTCAGATACAGGAAATTTATGATCTTGCTGGCAAAGCAGTGCAAGCGTCAGAGCCCTATAAGGCGCTGGTGACTGAAGTCACTAAGAAGCCAGAACCAAAGGTTCAATCTGACGGCACGCCTGTCACCAACATCCCGAGGGCTAAGCCAGAAACACAGAGGATTACTCCTCAGCCGCGGGATGCTTCTCCGACGATCAAGCCAGAGCAAGCAAGGCAATACCAAAAGGAAGCAGTCATGAATGACTACTGGATCCGTTCAGAGATGGAACTCATCTTGAAAGGCAAGCCAGTCAGTAAGCAGCTGTATGACCTGTCAGTTTCTGCTGGCACCAGCACTGATCGAATGCTGTTGGAACAGCTGAAGTTTTATCCAAAAAGCTTGGATCCGACTGGCAAGTTCAGGCAATACCTGCAAAAGAAGATTGACAAAACCCGTCAGTCCGAAACCCCAGCCGCGGCCAATTTGAATGCTGCCATTGATCCAATGGGCAACCAGTCCTATCAGCGTCGAAGCCCTGGCTCATGGCTGATGTCAATGGTGGTCCCGCCAGCACGCGCCTCAGTTCTGCCTGTAACTGCCAGCTATTCACAGAGCAGCACGAAGAACGTTCGCGGTACTTGGACGACGCCATCTGGTTTTGAAATTCTGCAGTACGTGACTGGGGACGTGACAGCGCCGCATGACGGAGGCGCCGTGATCGTTGATTCAAAAGGCCATGGCGGCGGGGCGTATCACAACCACTACGAGTTTGCGACGGTCGCAGGTCGCAAGCGTGCGGCTGCACTGTTCCGTTCACTTGGTTTCCGAGTGACGTCAGAAGTAAGGCCAGGCGATCCGGGTTCCCATGGCGTCGGTCGTGGGTTGGACGTCGCCCCACCGCTCGACCTCCCATACACCGTCGCAGCTGAGGCCGAATGGTCTCGCCGCGCCAACGCAGTTCTCGGCTTCAACCCATAGGAGAAATCATGTCTGACCTACCAGGCCTGGAAGGCTTTGAACTTCCTGACGTCGAGATGCTGGGCAGCGAGCCGGTTGGCTTGCGGGAGGCAACGAGCCCGCGGCAGGAGGAAGTCGGCAAGGTTCAGGACGACTTTGGCAACTACATCTCAGCTGATACGCAGATCGGTTCAGTTAGCGCCAAAGAGTGGTACGGGATGGATGCCGATCAGCGGCGTGCATTAAAGGCAAAGGACTTTGAAAATTCGCTTGGGATTTTGAAGCCACTTGGCCAGTTCATTAATTCCATCTCATCGCCAGGTTTCAGCGAGGGCTTTGTCAGTGGCCCAATCAATGCGGTCAGCAATCTTGGCAACGCCTTTGGCGATGTTGTTTTAAGAAAAGAGGTTGATGTCAGTGACGCATGGCAGATCAAGCAGGAAGCGCTTGCGGCAATAAACCCTGAGCGTGAAACGATCATTGGTCGATCTGAAGCGGTCTTGCCTCAGGACGAAGGTGGTCGCGTCTGGGGTGAGATGGTTGCGGGCGAAATCGCTGGTGTTGCTACAGGCACTGCAATCCTCGGCAAGCTTGGCAAGATCCCTGCTCTTGTTCGCCTTGGCAATAAGGCACGGCAATCCAAGGTCGCGGCAGATCTTGCAGTCAAGGCTGCAACAGATAAGAAGGTGCGTGGTCTCGTCAACTTTGGGAGGTGGGGTTCAGAGGCGTTGTTTGACACAGCGCTCAGCACTGTCTTCCAAGATCCACGGGGTAACTTCTTTAACCTCGGCGATTTTGCTGGGCTGAAAATACCTGGCAGATACAACGATGAAGAAGACAACTATCTCGATGCGTTCGGCAAAGCCTTAGTTGTTGACGGTGTGGCGTTGCCGTTGTCGCTGATCGGCGCCGGTGCTGTGGTGCCATTCACCCGTCGCTTGGCAACTGAAGGCGACTTGCCTCAGTTCATGCAAGACATTGCAGATGTCGAGCTTGCGCCGTATGCGCCATTAAATACGCCTTTGTTGCCTCCCGCGTCGTCGGCAGTCCCTGTTCAGGAAGGCCCAATGGCTTTGCCTGCTACGGGTCAAACCTCCTTTGATTACGGCCAGCTGGAGGCTGGTGCTGGTTATGTCGGGCCGCAGTACGACTCTGCGATTAGTCGCGCAACTGCCAGCCAAGTACAGGTGCAGCATGTGGAAGCGCAGCGCACCCGTCTGGAAAGCATGGGGCTGCAGGTCAGAGCAAGCAGCGGGCAGCATGAGCTGACGTTCCCAGGCAACGTTGATCCTGAGATAGGTCTGCAGATCCGCGAGCGGCAGATGATGCGCGGGCAGCTGATTGCAGCAGGTGCGGAAAATCCTGACGTGGCGCCTGCTTTGGCAGCTATTGACCAGGAGATTGTCAACTTGATGCAGGGCGGCCGAGAGGGCCAGCTGCCACCATCTCAAATTGAGTTGTCCTATCCAGCAGCCGTTGATTCACGGCCAGAGATCAGCACATTTTTGGCTGAACTGGATGAGCTGGATGACGTACAGCTCAGGGAGATCTTGCCCAAGGTCAGCGATAGCGATCGGTTAGCAGCGCAGACAGCCAAGCTTGAGGCGGCCCAGGTTGAACTAGCTGAAGGCACTGCACAGCTCACTGCAATTAATGAGCGTCTTGCCCTGCCTGATGGTTCCAAGAAAAAGCTGACGCCAACAGGTGCCAAGCGTTTGGTTACTAAGGCTGAGCAACGAATCGCAACTGCCACTCAAGACGTTGCGCGTCTTAGCGCTGAGCCTGAGCTGCCAGTGCTGGTCGGCGATCAGCTTGATCTAGCAATGGATTATCAGACAGCGCTGGAGTTCAGTGAAACCCCGTCGCTGCCGCCATTCCAAGACGTGGAATGGGACGAGGCTGCAGGCATGTATCGACTGCCATTGGCTGATGGCACAAGTGGTTACAAGACAGTCGAGGCTTACAAGGAAGCATTGCAGCAGTTCCCTCGTGACACCCTGCGCAAGATGGTTGCGCCGCAGCAAAGCGCTGATGTTGCTGCAATCGTCAAAGCAAGGACTGGTCGCAGGGTTTGGTCCACCAAAAAAGATGACATCATCTCTGCACTAGTGGAGTACGCCGAACGTCGGAAGCGTTTTGTTGCGCCTGTGGGACAGCAATATGAGCTGCAACTACAAGGCATGTTGGACATCAACAAGCTGCGCAAGACTGTTGATGCTGATGGCAATGAAGTAGTCGAACTGGCGACACCATTCCCTGGTGGCCGCGGCTTAGACGCTGCGCAACGCGAAGACTTCAAGCGTCGGATCTTGCAAGCTGCCATTGATAACGGAGAGGTTCAGCCTGATGTGACTGCAATCCCAACTGCAATCCCAACACCAGAGTTCAACCAAGGCGAGCTGATTGCCAAGTTGATGGCGGATGAGACCGGGCAGATCCCAATGATGTTTGCCATGGATCAGATCCCTGTTTATAAGGCAGGCGGCAGATCAGCTGAGCAGTTACTGGAAGAGGTTCGTCTTCGTTATGACTGGGCTGAGCTGGATGCAGCAGGGCAGAAAGCGTCAAGAGATTCATTCCTTGCTGACAACAAATGGAATGAATTGACGTGGGATGAAAAGAAACGGATGGGGCTTGGCGATGGGTTCATGTATTCCCTGACGCCAGGGGAGAGAACGTATGTAGGACAACCACTTGCGCCAGCTGTGGATGGCATTGGCAAGGCAGACCCTGATGCACCAATCGCACCACCACGAGAGGCTCAGGTTTATAGATGGAAGCCAGGAGGTGTTGTGCCAGAGGAAGTCGCTAAGACTGCTGAAGCATCCAGAGCTAAGAAAGCAACAAAATCAAAGGCGATGTCTACTGAGCAAAAAGCCGAGGCAAGAAAAGCAAAGCAAAATGCGCAAGCTGCGCGAAAATTAAGGGAGGCGAAAGAGCAGCAGCTCGCTGATCTCCGCAAAAAACAAGAGGTGCACTGCAATGGCTGAATGTCCTGATCTCGCTGCTCAAATCAGACAGGCTGAGGCAGAGCTTGCTGCTGCCCAAAAGGTCGAGCGCTCAACTAAGGCTGAGGTTTCCTCTGCTAAGCGTGCCCCAGAGAAGGGTGAGTTCCGAACGTTCTCGATGGCTGATGGCACGAAGGTGCGCGTCAACGCGATGGAGTTCTGGAAGGACGTCGATCAGACCATGATTGACATGGGAGAGGAGCAGGTCCGCAAGCTTGTTCAATCCAACTTTGACAAAGATGTTGTGCCCAATGGCAGCAAGGGGCTGAACATCAACTACTCCCAGATGGAGTTCAACGAGGAGACAGTTAATAGCTTGCTTGAAGTGATGGGCGCGAGGCGAAAGAAGACAGTAAACGGTCAAGAGTTAATGATGCCTTTCACGGCAGAAGTAGCTCAAGATGAGATGGCTGGCTTCATTGCTTTAAAAGGCGGCAACGTTGATGAGATTGCGCGAGATATGGCTCGCAATCAAAAGACTTATGCGCGGCTGCCGTTGGACATGGTGATGTCGAAAATGATGCGTCAGGACTCAACGCGTCACCTTGCAGATCAGTTGGCAGATTATGCAGAATTGGTTGACACTGTTGGTGTCAGTCCGCTTAAGAAACGAGAGATTGCTCGCACTGCGCAGTACGCATATTTCTTTGAGAAGCTCGACGCATTGCTGGCCAGGAAGGTAGGCCAGGCCTTGAATGCGCGGAAGTTTGATATGTCAACGTGGGATGAATTGTATCCACTGACGTTACAAGAACTTAACTATGATGATCTTGCTTTAACAATGGACAAGATCACAGAGGGCAGTCTCGCCGCTCAGATCTTGGAAGCAATTGAAGCTGGTGATTCTAAGCAGCTAAAGCAAGTTGCACTTGCCAAGAGATTGGACGCAACTAAGAACACGCCGCTAGACGAATCGAACTTTTATACACAAGTTCGGTTGCTCAATTCATACCGCAAAGCAAATCTATTTTCGTCACCAGCAACGTGGATCCAGCGCAACGTTGTATCGGGTGCACTAGTGAATAGCAGCTACATGATGGAGGACGTTTATGAGGGCGCCTTCCGTGTCGGGATTGGGGACTCATTTAAGGCTGCGCAATACGCGCAAGCGCAGACCTACCAGGGCATGAGTGCAGCGTTTAACAACGCATGGGACATGTTGACGACGGGTGACGCAACGATGACCCGCTCTGGTTTGATCGAAGGTGTTGACGCCAACGATCTGTCAAAACGAAAAGACGCGGCAGCCAGCAACCTCAATGCCTCATGGGACGCAGTGATTAATACAGAGGGCGATGTTGGCGCTGCCAATGGCGTTGCTGTATTCAACTTGTTGAATGCAAGCGCTCGCTCGGTCTTAGGGAACTTGCTTGAAAGGGCCACTGGCGGCAGGTCAACCGCTGGTTATTCACCGTCATTCACGTTGCTGGCTGCCGGCGATGAAGTGAATCGCAAGATGGCATTTGATTGGAAGGCCAGTCATGAGTCATACATCCAAGCCGTAGAGGAAGCGAACGCCATGCCTGACATCCCAGGCAAGCGTTCTGAATGGATTGCAACCCGAGCTAACGAGCTAACGGAACAGGCATCGTTTTCTGGGTTGATGACTGATGACCAGTTAGTGGAGATGCGTCGTGGTCTTGGTGCTCGCCAGTACGGCGACATGGATAACGAGGCGTTGCGATTAAGGATTTTCAATGAGCAGAGCGGGATGCCAAATCCGAACAACCCGATCGGGGCGAAGGGTCTTAGCCGTGGTGGTGATGTCACATTCACCA